ACTTGGCATACTTCCAAAGTCTTTTAGATTTGGGTTATGAGTATTTGGTACTTGATGGTCAACACAGAATTGACACTTATGACCGTTTCTTCAGTAGTGAATACTACTTTAAACCAGAAGAAACTATTTCAATGCAAATTGAAGGTGAGAAAGGTGTGATTGATATTGAAGGCACATTCGATAAGCTTCCTGAAGAAATTCAGTTTCACTTGAAAAATTCTATTCCACTTATCGTTGTTGTGTATGAAACGGGCGACTTGCGTGAACTTGCTCGTATCTTCATTACTTCCAACAGTATGATGCCAATGACAAAGCATGAAAAGCGTATTCTCAATTACAACCCAACCAATCGTTGGTTAAACAATATCTGTTTGAATGATATGAATGTTAGAGACATGTTTAATAACATTGGTTCTGGTATGACAGGTGAGTATTCTCTTGACCACAAAGGTGACACTTTATTTGTTGCAGAAATGTTAATGTATATTTGCAATAACATGTATGATGGTTATGATACCGATGTTTTAGATAACATCTTAGGTTCATATCCTAAAGGTAAATTGAGAGTAACCGATGCTGATAAGGAAACCACTCGTAAAATTTTGAGGGTGATGGCCGATGGTTGTTCTCAATATGATGCAAAGAAACTAAGTAAATTTACGAAGTCATCATTCTACAACATGTTCTATACCCTTTCATTCTTCATGCAAAAAGGTAATGTGTGGGGTAAAAAGAAAGAGATTGATGGTAGTTTCAAGGTTGTCGATGATGCCTTGTTTGTGCAATGGTTCTTGGATGAAGAATTCAAGCGTATCAATGCACAAGGTACGAAAGTGCCATACAAGAACGCAACAGGTAAGACTAAGTATCAGATACACGACTGGTCATTTGCCAAACACAATGCTGACCAAAAGCATGCTCGTAAAGAGAGTGTAAAAGGTGATGGCGGTTCGAAGTATACCTTTGATAGTTGGGCTCGTGTTCAATATCTCCTTGAAGATTTGAATTCTGCCTTGACAATGCTTAAGAATCGTAGTATAATTGCACCAGTAGGTTCAAGAGATACAATGACCCGTGATGAGGCACTTGTAGCACTTGATGTACCGCTTTCATTGTCAGATGAATTTGAAATAAACGAAATTGTTCCTGTTTCAAAAGGTGGTAAGCGTGTAATTGGTAACATTGAAAAGTTACCAAAAGCCAAAAATCGCACACAAAGCGACAGAGTTCGTAGAGTTGCGTAAGATGTGGGGCGAAAGCCCCACTTTTAAATTATGATTTATGTGAAAGGTTATTATGGAACATCTACTTTGGACAGAGAAGTATCGTCCACAAACAATCGAAGATTGTATTCTACCTGAACGCCTAAAGAAACCATTTCAAGAATATGTGAATCAGAAACAGATTCCTAATCTTTTATTGAGTGGCGGTGCAGGCGTAGGAAAGACAACCGTAGCAAAAGCAATGTGCAACGAAATCGGTTGCGACTTCATGGTTATCAATGGCTCTGATGAAAGTGGTATTGATACTTTCAGAACCAAAATCAAAAACTATGCTTCTTCAATGTCACTATCTGGTGGTCGTAAGGTCATCATTATTGATGAAGCAGATTACCTAAATCCAAACTCAACTCAACCTGCGCTTCGTAATGCGATTGAAGAATTCGCACCGAACTGTTCGTTTATTTTTACATGTAACTATAAGAATCGTATTATTGAACCACTTCATTCACGGTGTGCAGTTATTGAATTTGGTTTAAAGAATGGTGAGAAAGCCAAGATGGCATCTGCGTTCTTTAAGAGAACTCAGACAATTTTGCAAAGTGAAAAAGTTGACTTTGATGATGCGGTTATTGCAGAACTTGTTAAGAAACATTTTCCAGATTTTCGCCGTGTATTAAATGAACTTCAACGATATTCACAATTTGGTAAGATTGATACTGGTATTCTTGCACAAATTGGTGATGTATCGATTACAGAAATCGTAAAGTTTGTTCAACAAAAAGATTTTGGTGCGATTCGTAAATGGGTTGCATCAAATGAAATAGATAGTAATACATTGTTCCGTAAATTATATGATGCAATGTATGATACAATGAAACCCGCATCAATTCCACAAGCAGTTTTGATTCTTGCTGACTATCAATACAAGGCTGCGTTTGTTGCAGACCAAGAAATTAATACTGTTGCCTGCTTAACTGAGTTGATGGTAAATTGTGAGTTTGTATGAATGATGTATTTACCGGAATATTCGAATGGATAAAAGATGATTGGCAGTCTAATCGTTGGCGTTTTATTGTTGAACTTTTTGCTTGGGGTATTAGCATTGGCTGTAGTGTTACGATGGCTCTTACGGTACCGAACCCTCCGTTACTTGTTCTTTATCCTATTTGGATTATTGGGTGTGCTTTGTATGCTTGGGCTGCTTATACTCGGAAATCATTTGGCCTCCTTGCTAATTATGTTTTACTCACTACCATCGATACCATTGGTCTGATTAGGATGTTGACATGAGTAACCCTTTTGATTATGTTAATGCAATACTACAAAATAAGAAACAGTTAATTGTCGATGAAATTACAGAAAAAGACTATGTTTCTTTTTTGGTAAATCGTAGCTTATCTTATCATAAAGACTGCGTTTTGTATGCAAATGAGATGAACCGCAGACATTTTATCGACAAGAAGTTGCAAAATGACTTTTTACTAAATACCGTCAGGTCACAGAAACGACCGTTTGCGAAGTGGATAAAATCTGAGAAAAGTGACGATTTGGAATGTATAAAGACTGTCTTTGGTTTCTCCGACACAAAAGCCCGTGAAGCGCTCCGCTTACTTAGCAAAGAACAAATCCAACAACTAAAAGAACAAACCCAAACGGGTGGATTGACTAAGAGGTAATGATGGTAGACTTGTCTAAATTTATAGAAGTCACCTTGACGGAACAGGATGATTTTTTAAAGGTAAGAGAAACACTTACCAGAATTGGCGTATCTTCCCGCAAGGAAAAAGTGTTGTACCAGTCATGCCACATTCTGCATAAGCAGGGCAGATATTATATCGTGCATTTCAAAGAGTTATTTGCGTTAGATGGAAAACCATCTAATCTGACTGAGAATGATATTCAAAGACGAAACGCAATTGCAAAACTCCTAGAAGAATGGGGTCTTGTAAAGATTCTTAATCCAATTTTGATGAAAGATAATATTGCACCTTTACATCAAATAAAGATTATTTCTTTCAAAGAAAAAGATGATTGGCAACTAATCACAAAATACAATATAGGTAAAAAATCAATAGATTATTGATTTGAATATAAATATGGAAGGCGATGCCAAATGGGTCGCCGCTTTTGATAACTCGCTTAAAAGGAGAAAAAACTATGACATTAGGACGCATTTCTTTCGGTCCACTTTCCCAAACCACATTGGGTTTTGATAAGTTTTTCGATGATGTTGAAAAACTATTGAGCATGGATGTTCAAAAATCAGTTTCTAATTTCCCACCACATAACATTCTTAAACTGGATGAATCTCGTTACATCGTAGAATTGGCCGTTGCAGGCTTTTCTAAAGATGAAATTGAAATCTCAGTTGAAGAAGGTACATTAACTGTAAAAGGTGAGAAAGATGAAAAAGAAAGCAATGTGCAATATCTACACAAAGGTATTGGTACAAGGTCTTTCACCAAAACACTCACTATTGCAGATACAATCGAAGTGAAAGGTGCTGAGTTCAAAGATGGTATTCTCAGAATTGGTTTGGAGAATATTATTCCTGAACACAAGAAACCACGCAAGATTGCTATTGGTGAAAATTTGAAAGAATTTAAACCACAACTTCTACAAGAGAAGTCAGCTGCGTAACCGAGTGGGGCATTTCGCCCCACTTTTTAAATTATGGAGATATTATGGTAAAGCGTGATAAAAATTTCAAACTAAACAAACAAACAAAACGATTCTTGGCAACTATTGTCGACCCAATTAAAAGGTCTGATTATAAAAACGCCATGATTGAAGCACAACTTGCTTCTTCAGTCCCGTTTAAATCCGAAAAGAAAAATAAAAAAGAATCTGCTCAAGCATGAAGCAGAAATTTGTTGATGCCCATATGGCAGCAGCCGAGGTTTATTCTAAACTCTCATCTGCAAAAAGATTACAAGTCGGGTGTGTTGTTGTAAAAGATAACACAATCATTGGTATTGGTTATAATGGAATGCCATCTGGTTGGGATAATGAATGTGAAGTCTTGATACCTGAACAAGAGATTGTTGACATTGAAAGTAGAAGTATTACCTATATTGAGGAACGATTGGTAACAAAATCAGAAGTTCTTCATGCAGAAACAAATGCTTTAGCAAAAATTGCTAAGTCAACAAATTCAAGTGATGGTGCATCTTTGTTTGTCACCCACGCACCTTGTCTCGATTGTGCAAAGTTAATTTACCAATCAGGTATAAACAGTATCTATTATAGAAATAGTTATCGTGATGAAAAAGGAATAGATTTTCTAAAGAAGGCTGGAGTAATAGTAGAGAAGGTGTAATAATGAAAAGAATTATAATTGATATCGATGAAAAGAATATTAAACCTGCTTCAGAAATAAACAACCTCAACACTTTTATAAAAGGTTGGTTTATAAAAGAAAATTTATGTGACGATTTAATTTCTTTTTTTGAAAATTTACCAGAAGAAAAAAAACATTCTGGTAAAGTTGGAAATTTTG